TCAACACCAACTGTTTCAAATAGTCTAGCAGTAACTTCGTATATTCTTTTAGTTTTACCTTGTGAAGTACCATCTTGTGAACCAGCATCTATTCTCATTGTTTTTAATATTGATGTATATTGTAAACCAACCTTAACATCTGTTGCAAATCTATCTAATGCTATTGTTCCATTGGCAGCTACAACTTTTGTAGGATGAGTTGCACCATCTGCTAATAAGGAAACTGTTTGTCCAACTAAATGAGATAGACTACTTATACCATTAACAACTTGTTTTGTTATAGCTCCAGATATATGTGCTTTTGCTGTGCTAGAATCTGAACCTCTTGTACATCCTGTTAAATTAAGATTTGTTATTCCTGTATACGCAATAATCTCTCCACCTATTTTTATTTTACCAGCACTTACAAATCCTGCAACTGAAGCAACTGGAACAGTTGTAGCTGTAGTATTTATACCTGCAGTTAAAGTTGTTTTTGATTGAGTTAATCCTAACTGAGAATCTAAAAAATTAAATGTAGTATTGTCTGTTTGAGTAAAATCAAATGTATTTAAAAATTCTACATATCTTGTTGTTGCACCATTAATAGTTCTTTTTACAATTACAAATAATTCATACTCACTATTTTCAGTTGGAATTACTGCAACACTCTCAACTACTGCATTACCCGTTCCAAATGAACCACCTATAATATGTCTATGCCAAGCAACTACTTCTTGTTCTCTTTGGTAAGTTAAAGCAATTAATTGACCATCACCTCTAACACACCATATGATTGCTAAAGGTTCTTCTTGATATGCCATTTCTACAATATTACCTTCGGTAATGTGTTCGGCAAGTATAGTTAAATCTGGAGCAATATAACCATCTACATCAAAGTTATATGCTAGTTCTCTAATTTTTCTTTTAGCACGTTGCAAAAATAATGTTGCATTACCAACTGATATTGCATCTACATTTGCTGCACCATGATTAGATTGTTTTTTAATCATAATGTTAGTTGGTGTAACAGCATTATTATCTCCACCACCAGATACAACAAATTCACCACCTGCAGTACCTATAATTAAAGTTCTGGCTGATGACATAAATCTAATTGAGTTTACTTGATTTGATGCAATAGTATAAACCACAGCATCATCATCTGCTACAGTACCACCAATGTTTGCATCCATGTTTTCATAATCACCAGACTTAGAAAAATAAACTGTTTGAGGATTATTAATTGTACCAGCAAAAACTAATCTTTGTTCAAAGAAAGATACACAAGATGGAAAACCTGTTGTTGTAGAAAATGCTCCTAATGACCAATCAGTTGATGCATTAGTATTTGCAAAGTTTGTTGATGTAGTTGCTGTTACAGTAGTTGCATTGGTAAAACCTGTAATAGCAGAATAGCCACCACCAATTCTAACTTGTCTACCAACATCTGTAGAAACAAAAACATTAGCTGAAGCAGTTATTGTTACTGATCCAGATGTACCACTTGCAGTTAAAGTTGTTGTACTTATATTTGTATCTAAGAATGGACCATTAGTAAAATTAACCACATCTAAACTCCATGATGTATGACCCGATCTTGATAATGTTCTAGTTTGATGTGATGGATGTGTGATGTACATAACATCTGCAGATTGAGCAAATTTTAAATCAAATATTTGTGCAGTAGTATAAGGTGTACTAATTTCATAAGGACTACCACTAGATTGTATTTGACCTTGGTTTCTATAAAATCTCATATAATTATTACCAAGTTCTAATATATAAGTTTGTTCAGTATTAAATTCAAAAGGTATAATTCTTGTTTTGTTAGCTGGAGTTTTTACTGATGCAACAAACTGAGTTCCGGGTCTACGAGCTGCTGCTCCATGAGGATAGATAACCATATTTTCTACAGTTGAACAACCTGCTGAATATTTTGCTAAATCATTTCTACCATCAAGTCTAGGTGATAATTCACCTGCTGTAAAATTGGTAAGTTGTGCAGCTACTCTAGCCATTATTAATATCTTGAGTTAATGAAAGTATCAGCACCAACAACATCTGTCATTCCATTATCTGGATTAACATTATAGCCTTCTGTTGAATCTACAAATCTAGCATCTCTTAATTTTTCTTGATATGATGCAATCATATTTTGTGAAGTAGTATTATTAGATGTAATTGCATAAGCAATATCTGCACCTAATGCTGAAGATAAAGTTTCTCTTAACAATTCATCATATTGAGCAGGATCAGTAACTCTTGAAATATATAAAGTTTTCATAGTCTCACTATTAGATAAAATATTTCTTCCTTCTACTTTATGATTAGAATCATATTCTAATATTCTAAGTAACCTTAAACAATCACCGGGTAAACTATATTGAAATTTAAAACCCCATGCTGGAGTTGTAGTTGATTGTGGTAATTCTAATCTTACTTGTAAACAGTTCCAAGGGTGTGATCTAAATACTGCGTCTCTTACTTCTGAGTATCTTGAGTTACAAAGTCTAGCGTTTTTTGAATCTTCGTTTAATGAAAGTATTGTTGTAGCTCCCAGTTGATTTAATGCTCCATTACATATTCCTACTACTGATGCCATATTACTTCCTTATTATATATTTACGTCTGATTTGTCTATTACTTTTTAACGCAAAAATTTCTTCTGTTGTCTTTTCTTGTTTAGTGTCAAAACCATAATGATTTTTACCATCATTTTGAAATCTGTCTACCAATACATACCTGTAAATGTAATTGTCTTTTTTAAGATGTAATACAGGTTTTAAATCTTTAATTTGTTTCATGCACTCTAAGGGGTTTCCACTCTCGCTTCCACCCCTTAAAATTTTATTGATTAACTTACAACGTAAGTAATGACACCATCTACGTCATCACCAGCTGCTAGAGCAGCAACGCTTGTAATTTCAATTATAACTCCGTCATTACTATCAAATTTATGGTTACCACCAAGCAACTTAGTTGCAGCAGTATTACCTTCCATAGTTTGATAGCCAACAGTATCAACATTTAACCCATCAACCATACCATCTGGATCAGCAGCAACTGCTGTTCCTGATGTATCAGTATATGCTTGGTTTCCAATATCGATTGTTGCACTACTAGCAACAATGTTACAGTAAAATCTTGATAAACCACCTAAGATTTTAACTCTACCTGCTGGAAGTTTTCCTAGCACGATTTTTGAACCAGCATCACCAACGCCAGCTTGATCAAAAGAAAAAGCAAGTGTTCTTAATTTACCAGAATTGCTTCTTGCACCAGCTTTCACCAATGGAGTAGCTAATGTAGCAGCGTACTCAGTACTATTTTGTGTTGTTACAGCCATGATATATATCTCCTATTTTAGCTATTATTAGTTTGCAAGAACAGAAACAACTTTTGCTTCTTCCATTCTAGTTGCACCGATTGTTTGACAATAGTAAACTTGAGTAGCGTAAGATTTATCTGATCTTTCATCTATTCTAGCAGTTACATCTTTGCCAACTCCAAGCAATATACCATCTTCTGCGAAGGCAATACATTGAGTATTTCCGGCTGCGTTATCAACAAGTCTATTAGACACATGAAATTTGAATCCCATAAAAGAATCAATTTCTCCATGTACTAATGCTTTAACAGTATTAAAGTCACTTGAAGTAACAGTAGTACTATTTAACAGATCACTAATCTCAGTTGGAGACACAATAATATGTCTTTTAATTGAGGGATCAACATCACCAATATCTAGTCTAGCTTTTGCTAGTGCTAGTTTAGCTATGTTCATAGTGTTAGCTCCACCAGTACCTACTGCAGTAATGTTAGCTGGTAACATACCCACTGGTGTTCCACCAGCTACGCCTGTATTAGCTGTTCCTAGTGCTGCTGCGATAATAACATCATCTGTAGCTCTTCCCATTGCATATGCAGCGGCTTTTGCGTAAGATGAAGTTGGATCGATTAGCAATCTAACTTTGTCTTGTTGATCGATTAAATCAGCAAATTCATAATCTGCTAAAGCAACTCTTCTTCTTGAGTGAGGTGTATCGATTTGTGGTGTGTCAGAATGTCTACTGGCTTTGATTTGAGCTGTTACTTTACCAATTTGGTCAAAGTAAGCATCTTTACCAACTACAGATTCGTTTCTAACTGCATCTTTTAAAAGTGATCCCATTTGTTGAGATAACATTTGTATGTTTGCAGAATATTGTTCTACAAACGCTGTTGTTATTTGTGATGACATATTTGTCTCCTATTTATCATTATTGTTATTATAAAAAACAGAATAGTTCTCCATCAATAATGATAGGCAATTCTTGGATTTAAAGTCTTTTAGACTACAGTTCTATTCTCTGTCATCAATAAGGTTCTTACGAGTTATCTTATATTTAATTCCTTATAATATATTTTATTATATTACAAGGAATATAAATTATTAATCTTCTTTGGGTTGAGACATTTCTCTTAATGTATAAACCTGTTGAACCATTTTTGCGTGATCCGGATGTTTGTTATTCCAATAAGGTCCATCAATATTATTAGTAATAGCTGATATTTCTGATTGTAAATCTTTTATTGAATTCACACTTTCACTTTCAGTTGAAACTAATTTATCTTCTGAAAGCATACCAGCAATTTTTGCAAAGCCTTTTATTATTTCTGGATGATCACCAATCCTAGTACCATCTTGCATTTGTAAATCTAGTATTTCTGGATTCATATTTGCTTTTGCTAATGCACCAGCTTTTGCAACTTGATTATCAAAATCTTGACCCCACTCAGCTCTTAATTCTGTTTCTGCTTGAGCTTGTGCAGTTTCAGTATTAACAGTTGCTTGTTGTGCAGAGCTTTCCATATTATTTTTATAGAACTCTAATATACCTTGAGCCTGTGTATTGTTTAAACCAAGTTTATGAGATTGTTCGGCAAAATTTTTTATTGCATTTTCATCCATAGCTATTGCTTCTGATTCAATATTTAAAGCATACTTGTCTGCAGATTCTGGTCTACCCAATTTTGAGTACACTTCATTCCATTGATCTTCAGTTGAATTTTTATTGGGTACAGCAACCTTGTCTTGTCCAATCATTCTTGTAGCATTGATATAACTTTTTGCTAAAGCATCTATCTCTGTAAACTTTTCAATGTTAGGGTCGCTTCTAAATTCTTCACTAATAGAACTTTTCCAATTTGCTACTGGTGTATCTCCACCACTAACTACATTTGGTTTTGCAACTGGCTCTACTGTTTCTGTTGTTTCTACAGGCACAGTTTCTTGTGTTATCTGTTCACTTGACATTATTTATCCTTTTGTTGTAGCATTGATTTAATAAATAGAATGACGCTACGTTGTCCCTCTAAGTATGCACTCTCGTGACTATCTCCTTTTACATTAGTAGTAGTATGATAATGGCATCTTTTTTTTATATCTGCCAAAACATTTTTACCTTCATCTGATGCAAAAATAAATTGATAATCTTTTCCAAGTTCTTTTAATTGTTTTTGTATTTCTCTTACTTGTTTTTCTTGTTCCTTGTTTTCCATATTACTCCACTAAGGCTTTTGCTTCTTCCGGTAATGCCTTTGCTAGTGGTGCGATTTGTCCCCCGGCTTGTGCAACCTGTTGCATCTGTGCCATTTGTTGTTGTTGTTCAGCTTGTGCTGCTTGTTCTTCTCTTTCAGCATTAACTTGCGATTGTAGTTTTAATAACTTCTGTGGCATACCAACTATATCTGCAACGTGTTTAACTAATGCGTCAAAGTTAATATAATCAAATACAGGTGCTACATTTGCTAGACCCCCTAGTATTTCTAATGCTCTAGTTATTGATGAAAGTTCTGTAGATTTTTGTGCTTTAGCTAATGGAGAAACATATTCTATTTCTACATCTTGACCCGATAAAAATTCTGGTGCTTCGGCAAATTGATTTTTTCTTAATAGAATATTAAAACATCTATCAATTAATGGTTTTAATAATTCAGATTGTAGTCTACCTAATACTGGTCCAAGTAATCTCATTTTCTCTTCGTTTCTTTGTACAACTTCTGTAGCTGTCATTTGTGGACCTTGTTGTAATTGTAATTGGTTTACATAGAATACTTCTCTAATAGCATTTCTTCTTTGTTCTTCCATGTTTAAACCTAATGGATTATTTGCACCAATGTTTAATGGTTCAATTCTATCTCTTGTACCACTTCTATAAAAGTTTAATCCACCCGGTACAGTTCTTACAGGAAGTAAAAAACCATCATCCGGAACTAATAGTGGTGGGTCAACTTGTTTCTGTGCAGCTTTGATTGTCGTTTTAGACATTTCATTTAACATCTTAACATCTGGTAAGGCTGTCATTGCAGGTGATCTGCCATAAATTTCGTGTGATGCTTTTAAATATCTTGGAACTACATAAGGAAACTCTTTAAATCCAGACATAGATAATTCGTTACCACTACCCATTTCTAAATACACAGATTCAAATGGCATATTCTCTTTGTCTTTTAATTTAGGATTAAAATCTGCTCTTGGATAAACACAATGTAAAACATCTATATCTTGGTATGGGTCTTTTTCAGCTGTGACTTTTATGTTTTGTGAAACCTTATCACCAAACTGTTGCACTAAAGCTCTAGCAGATAAAGTAAACTTTCTGTATACAGTATCTATTCTACCTTTGTCATCTTCAGCTATAAATATTTCAGCAATATGTTTTGTGGAAAATTTTAATAAATCTTCATCATCTTCTTCTATGTACATTGCTGCAGTACCAAATGTAATTAGATCATGGTACAATTCAAAAATTTCTTGTTGAAAGTTTGATCTATTAAATGCTGTGTACATATCTGCAGTTACACTTTCTAACCAAAGTTTAGCTTCATCATTTTGATCCATTTGTGCATTTTTAAATTTAAGAGTAAACCAAGGTGTTGATGGATTAGTCATCATGCCATGTAGTGATGCTGCTAATAATTCTAATGCTTGTAGAGGTGATGAATCAAAAATTAATTCATTTCTTTTATCTCCTCTTGATCTTTTTTT